GATAAAAGCTGCATGCACGCTGGCTGCCTTGATCTGCTCGCGCAACTCAGGCGACAGCGTGACGGGTGTCAGTGCAATTTCTGGCGGCTGATCTGGCAGCGTTACGCCATCTGGCACCGACAAATACGTGATGCTGCCCAGGGTGCAAAGCTCAGTGCAGTGCAGCTCATCGTTTGCCCCGGTGGAGTCAGGCAGCATAGCCTGGATGACGGTGTAGGGCGTGGAAACTTTTTGGTAGCTGTAGATAAAGGCTGGCATGGGTTTTTTTTTCCAAGTAAGTCAAAAGCGGCTGCAACGGTGCAGGCCAGCCTCTGCGTGAATAGATGTACGTTGTGTACTCATGAATTTAGCCCTTATCGCTATCGCTCAGGGCTCACAAATAAACGGAGGCGGCGAAACCAACGCCGTTGTGCACGTTGGATCGGGCGTGGGCCAGAAAGCGGAGACGGCCACCAGCAGCGCTGCCGTAGTTCCAATAGCCGCGCGAAATCACACAGAGCTGATTGACCACAAATTGATAGAAATAATCAGTGCCCATCAAATTGGCTCCGGACACAGAAACCCCTCCGGACTCCGGCATGCCTGCCATTGCCCGTGCGCGACTGGCCGCCGACGTGAGGCTGAAAACAGCGTTTGCGCCGCTTCCATACCGCATGCCAAACCCATTGTTTGGATAAGTGGTTGCAAACTGCATCTGAACTTCATCAAACTGTGCCGCCACACCGGGTGCGCCCCAGTGGTCAGTGGCCAGCGTACTGCCAGTTGTCACGGCGGCGATGTCAACGCTGGGTTTGAGTGTGTAGAACTTCCCGTTTGCCAGCGTACCGCCTGATGTGTATGGGCTGAATGCACTTCCATCTACGCCGTCCAAAGTCAAGGTATTTGCGTCGATCACGGTCGCGGTAAACAGTCGGTCATTTATTTGCGTCATGCCAACAACGCCCGTGATCTGTACCACGTCGCCCGTGGATCGCCCGTGGGCTGTCGCCGTGATCTGCACTGGGTTGGCTTGTGTCGCCCCGGTGATGGCCGCCGTACTGGCCACACATGTCATGCCTGGATTGATTTTGTAGATGTTCCCGGCCACGTCTGTCACCCCGCACAACTGGCCGTTGTGGGTGGTTTTTGCCAGCTGGTTGCCGCTTCCAGCCAGCGCGAAAGCGGGGTAAGTGACATTGCCAGCACTGGTAAACGTGACTGCGCCCGCGCCACTTTGCAGCACGTCAGCCTCGCTTTTGAGCGCGTTGTTGTCGTTGCCTTTGGGGTAGTTGCGCACGCCGGTGCTGTCGTACCAGGCGCAGTAGGTGGTGCTGGTGGCTGCCTGGGCGTGTGCCTCGCTCAGGCGGCACAGCGCATCCGCCTGAAACACGGTTTCAGGATGGAACTTGGGGCCACGGGTGCGGGCAGCAACGAATGCGCCGTGGTAGGCATTGGTGGCGCCCACCGCAGAAAACCCCACTTGCCCAGCCGCAGGACCGGACACCATCGGCTGCACGCCTTGGATGCTGCTTGCAACGCTGCCGTTGGCGCTGCAATCGTATTTGTCCCTGAAAAATCCTGGCTGATTGACACCCGCGTTGACAAATGCTCGATGCAGGTAAAACCCCTCGGCATTGGCAGTCGGTTCGTCTGGGTGTGCAGACAGGGGGGTTACCCGAATGGTGTTGGCCCCGTAGGTAGCAAAACCTGGGTCGGCAGCATTTCCCAGCCTGAAGCGGAAAGCTGGAATCCACACCATGATCGAGCCATCGCTGTACTGGTAGTTGCCGTAATTTGCGCTGGCGGGGTCGGTGCAGCCAGCCAGTGGCGTAAAGCCTGCGGGCACTTGCGGGCAAATGCCCACGCCAAACCCGGCCCCGCCAGCGGTTCCGATGTGGTTGATGGTGGTGCTGTTGAGGTGGGGGGTGAACCAGCTGGCGTGCAAGCGGCCTTCTGCATCGGCAATTGGTATGCGACCCGGAGTGGCTATGGCGGCTGCGGTGCCGCCCGTGACCACGGCAACGGCATTGGCTGCGCTGGTGGCGGCTGATGCTGCACTGCTGGCTGAGCTTGTGGAGCTAGCAGCGCTGGAGGCGGCGCTGGCGGCGCTGTTTTGCGCCTGCTGGGCGGCGGTGATGGCATTGGCTTCAGCGTTGGCCAGGCCTGCGGCCATGAGTTCATCGCGGGCGGCAATGACTTCTTCGTGCAGCGTGTTGTTCAGCTCGTGCTGATCGTTCATTTGCTCCACAGCTGGGCCAAGCCAGCTGTGGTACGCATCGCCGCGCTCTGCAAAGTTGGCAGGGTCGCTGCGGCTTGGGGGCGGGCTTGGTGGGGCTGTGATGAGGACTGGCTCGGTCATGTGAGGGCTCCGATTTCAAAGTCGATGAGGGAGTGGTTGGGGTACTGCACGGCCACGCGGTGGCTGCGCACCCAGCCGAATGCGACGAACAGCTCGGTGAATCGGTTGTCGGGCGTGCCGACATAGAGCGTGGGATTGGCCCGCAGGCTGCGCAGCGCACGCTTGACGCTGTTGGCCTGGCCGTTGGGCACATCGAGCTGGCCGCTGAATTCGTCTGCGTAGTCGCGCTCAACGAACGTGGTTTGCCCGAATTCGTCGGTTGTTTTGGTGCTGTAGTCAAGCAGCTGTGCGGTGGCCCCGTAGTGCAGTGATCCCAGGTCTTGGCGGCGGCCATACACGCAATGGCCACAGCCTACGGTGCCTGAGCCCGTGATGGTGATGCGCAGGTGGGCCGAGTAGTAGAGGGGCAAATCGTCAAACAGGGCGACGGTGATTTGCTCGTCTGGGGTGAAGTAGTAGTCGGCCCAGTCTCCGATGGTTGCACCCTGCAAGCTGACTGTTTTGGCGTACACCACGCTGGCATCCACCAGCATTTCCACCACCACCTGGCTGCCCACCAAGCGCAGCAGGCCGAGGTTGGACACGACTGCGCCGGGGGCAATTTCAACCACCAGCGGCGATGCGCCCAATGTCTGCGTGCTGAGCTTGTTGTCGAACATGGCCACGCGGTTGGCTGGGCCAATGTCCACCCACCACAGGGGGCTGCTGGCTGGCGGGTGGCCGGTGTTGCTGGCTTGCAGGCTGAGGTAGACGCGCCCGGTGGAATCCAGCCGCACTTGTGCGTCAGCGGCGTAAGTGGTGGCCGGGTTGTATTCGGCCACGGTTTCGGTGGCGGTGGTGCTGATGAGCTGCGCCGGGGCAAATGCCACGGGCAGCACGGCATACATCTGGGTGTTTTCTGCGCTCATGCGGGCACCGCCTGGGTCTGCATGGCTTCGCCGTTGCGGGTGACACGCTTTGTCAGCTGCTCAAGGCGGCCCGTGTTGATAGCAGTGGCCCGCGTTTCTGCGCGGAGGTTTTGCAGCTCGGTGCGCAGCTCGCGCAGCTCTGCAACCACTGCGGCGCTGCCTGATTCGCCCCCTGATCCGCGCAGCATGGCCTGAGTCTGGCTGGCGTTGAAAATCCTGGCAGGGCCGGTCAACTCCAGCTCAGGCCCACCTTCCCCAACCAGCCTCACCCCGCCCGCGTGGTATCCACCGGCTGCAAACGCCGGGACTGTTTCGCCCTTGATCGCCGCAATCACACCGCGCAACCCGGCCAGGGTCTGTCCGCCGCTCACAAAAATAGCATCGCTGATGATTTTTTCAGCGCTGCTTGTCGCAGACTCAATGGCCGCCAGTGTGCCGTCAATTTGCCCCAGTACCGACAGGCTTTCGGCCTGGTAGTCTTTGGGAGCGTTGGCGGCCAGGCTGTCTGCCACACGCTGGCTTTGTGCAAACAACTTTGCAGTGGCCACAGCCCACTCGGTACGGTTGCTGGATCTATCTCGCACAGCATCATTCAAACCGGGCAGCAGAGCCGACAGCTTGTCGGCATATCCAGCTTGCACTGTGCCAGTGGTACTCAGCGCAAGACTGTAAGCCTGCGAAAATTCGGACTGCTGCAAGGCCAGCGTTTGGCCGGCGCTCAATTGCCCGTAGCGCATTGTTTGCGCCGCAGTGCGCAGCTGCTGACTGCTGGCCAACATGCCGTCAGACAGCTGCTTCTGGGCCTCGTAATAAGCCACCGTCTTTTCGCGCAAGTCGCCCAGCTTGTCCACCGCCTTGCTCGCGTCAGCAACGTAGCCCCGCAGGGCGGTGGCGTAGTCAGCTTGCGCCTTGGCCTGGGCAGCGGTTGCAGCGTTGACTGCGGCTTGCGCCTGCACCCGGATGTCTTTCATGCCCGACAACAGGGCGGCCTTCAGCGCAGCATTCACAGCAGCTTCAGTAACAGATTGTCCTGAAGCTGTTTTCAGTGCAGCATTGGCCGAATCAGACTGCCGCTGGTACACAGACACTGCGGTATCAACATCATATAAACGCAGATAAGCGGCATCGGTGGCCGCCTTAGAGCTGACAACGCCAGCTGACGATGGCAGCGTGACTTGCTGCGCAGCCACCTGGTCGCGCAGCTGCGCCAATGTTGGTCCAGGCAGCCCAGCCAATACACCCATGTCAGCAGTTACCTGCTGGCGTGCGCTGGCCACAGCGTCCAGCAGAGGCTGTAGTAGCCCAGCAAAAGCACTGCGCAGGTCTTCAGACGCTTTGACTACATCCTGAGCTGCCTGGTCCGCTTGAGCCGCCTGAGCTGCTTGCGCAGTGGCCAGCTCATCCGAACTTTTTGATACAGCTGCGTAGGCACCGCTGAGCTTGATGAGGTCGGCGGCCAGCCGCTGGTTGCCGCTGGCCAGGGCGTTGTCCACCAGGTCGCGGTAGGCATCGCGGGTTTCTGGCAGGGCCACGCCAAGGGTGGCCAGTTGCTCGGTGAGCTGGCGGGTGGCAATTTCGGCGCGGGCGGCCTCGCTGTAGTAGTTGGCGTAGTAGCTGCTCAGGTTGGCCACGGCGGCCTCACCGCCTCCAAGGGCGGCGATGAGGGTGTTGGTGGCGCTTTCGGCCAGGTTGGCAAATTCTTGGCTGGCCCGGCCCATGCCTTCCAGGGCGGTGGCGGTGGCGTTGATATGGCCAACAGTGGCCGCCAGCTGCTCCAGGCTAGGTGCATCGCCCAACGCGGTCAGCATAGTGTCAGCCCAGGCAGGGGTCTGGGTGATGAGGTAATCGCGCACGTCTTTCGCAACTGCTGCGGCGTACTCTTTGGCCCCGGCCTCGCCGTCGGAAAACACGCGGGGCACGTTGGCATCGAGCGCTGGGTTGCTGGCCCAGTCGAGCACCAACTTGTCGCCCATCTTGATCATGAGAGCACCCCAGGCTCCGTCTTTACTGGTGTCGTCGGCAAAGGCGGTGGCGGCGTAGTACCCGGCTTTTTGGCCGAACGTGGTGGCGGTGCTGTCGAGCATGCCGACAATGCTCTGTGCGATTTGTGCGCTGGCGGTGGCTGCGCTGGCTGTGTAGTCTTTGGCATCCACGCCAAAGCGCAGCCCGGCAGCCGCACCCGTGGCCGTGCCACCGGCTGCGCTGTAGCCGCCGATGCCGCCGGTGTGCATGGTGCCGCTGTCGTCCAGGCTGCTGATGATGGCGGCCACGGCCAGGGCTGCGCCGAGGTAGGGGGCGGCTGTCATCACAGCCGACATGCCCGCATTGCCCGCTGCCGCCGCTGTGGCTGCTGTGCCTGCGCTGCCGAATGCGCCGGTCTGGGCGGCCAGCATGGCGGCTTGGCTGCCTGCGCCAATGCTGGTGGTGCCAAGGGCTGCGCCGTATGCCGCACTGCTGCCCCACAGGCCTGCGCCGATGGCTCCGCTGGCGTAGTTGTTGACCATGCCGCCCAGCAGGTTGCCGCCCTGCGCACTGGCTGCCCCAGGCAGGCCCAGACCGGCAGTGATGGCACCGGCCACGGGGCTGACAACGGCGCTGACGATGGGGCGCAGCACCAGGGTTTTGAACATGTTTTCGACGGTGTCGCGCAGGTTTTCGGCGAAGCCTTTGCCGCCTTCGAAACCGCGCATCAGGGCATCGGTGAGGCTTTGTTCAATCTGTTCGGAGGCTTTTTTCCATTCCTTCTGCGCCTGGTCGGCAGATTCGGCGGCGGCCTCTTTGACCGTTTTGTCGCGCATGGCTCCAACGAGCTGGCGGCGCAGGTTGATTTCGCGCTCAAGGGCGGAGATTTGGGCGGCTGATGCGTCTGCGTTGCGCAGCATGATCAGCTCGATTTCCTTGTCGGCAATGACTTGCTCGGCCTTGGCTGCGGTCAGCTCGGCCACCTGCTGGGCGGTGAGGCCGATGAGGGCGATTTCGTCGCGCATGCTGGCCAGGCGGTCGGCAAGCTGGTCGGCGCTGGCGGCCTGGGCTTCCTCGGCGGCTTCGGAGAGCTTCAGAGAACCGGCGCGGGCGGTGGCCAGGAGTTTTTCGGCTTCGGCAATGGATGCGGCTTTGGCCTTTTCAGCCTCCACAAAAAATGGTTGCTGCTGGATGAGGGCTTCGACAGCGGTGCGGTAATCGTCGGCACCGATGCGGTTTTTTTGGTAGCCGTTGTAGAGGGCTGAGAGGGTTTCGGTGTAGGTGGAGCTGAGGCCGGAGGCTTTTTCGCGCACGGATTCGAGCGCGGTGTTGAACTGTGCCAGCTCTTTTTTGGCATCGCTGGCGGCTTGTTTTGCAGCAGCGGCGGCGGCGGTTTCGGCGGCGGATTTTTTGGCAGCAGCGTCGGCAGCGTCTTTTTTGGCTTTTGCCTCTGCGGCAACGGCTGCGGCACGGGCGCGGATGACGGCGGGCTCGTCGTAGTTGTTGGGCAGGCCCAGGGCGGCTACTTTGCGGGCGCTGAGGATGCGGGCGCTGGTGGCATCGACCTCTGCCCTTGCGGCCACCGCATCGGAGCGCATGAGGCGGCCAATTTCGGCAGCCTGGGCAAACTGCCCGGTGGCCACGGCAGCGGCTTGCGCGGCCAGACCGCCCAGCTCGTTGCCAATTTGCACCAGGGTGTATTTGACGTTGACACCCAGCACGACCACGGCTTCAAACGCTGTGGCCAGCCCATCCTGCACCACGGCCATTGCGCCGGTCTGTTGGGCGTTGTCGGAGGTGGCACCGTTGAGTGCCTGGATGATGGTGGTGAGGTCGGTAACTGCACCCTCAGCCAGGCGCACGCTATCCTGCATCAGGGTGCCCGCGTTCTGGGCGCTGATGGTGCGGAACAGTTCGTCCCAGGTGTCGCCCAGGCTGGCGATGGCACCGTCGAGGGTGGCTGCACGTTCGGCCATTGCACCGGCAAACTGGTTGTCGCCAATGCTTTGCAGGTAGGCGTTGATTTCTCCTGCGTTGTTGCCGATGGTCTGGCTCACGCCCTGGAATGTGAGCTTGACCCGGTCGCCTTCTTTGCTGGCCTTTATGCCAAATTCTTTCAGGCGCTCAAACTCGCCGGTTGACGCATCGGCCACGGCCTCGATCATTTGATTGAGGTCTTTGCCCATTGCGCTGGCGGTGTTGCCGTAGCTGGTGAGGGCGGCGCGGCTGGGGTCGAGGCCCAGCGATTTCATTTTGACGAATGCCTGGGTGGCTTGGGCCAGGCCGAAGGGGGTTTCTTTGGCGAAGGCCTTGATCCACTCCATTTCCTTTGCGGCGGCTGCGCTGCTGCCGGTGACGGTTTTCAGGCTGGAGTTGAGCACGTCAAACTCGCGCTGCACCGACACCAGCTTGCCCAGCGTGGCCCCGGCTGTCAGCGTGCCCAGCATGGGGCCGAGGTAGTCCTGCGCAGCCTTGGCCGCCGTGGCCATGTTGGTGATGCTGCCCTCTACTTGCTTGAGCCCGCTGCGCACTTGCCCGTCGCCTTGCAGGCCGAGCTGGAATAAAAGCTGGGAGGTGGTGTTGCTCATGCTGTGGCGGGGGCGGTGAGTGGGTGGCTGTCAGCGTTTGGGCCGGGTGGCACGGGCCTGGGCAAAGCCTTCGAGTGCCCCGGCTTCGCACACGCGCAGGGATTGCATGGCGGCGCTGAGGCTGCGGCGGCCACGGCGGCGGGGGTGGTAGCCCAGGGCGTGCTGCAAGTAGGCGGCGCAGGCGGCGTAGTCAAGCCCAATGGGCTGGGCTGCGCCCATGCCTGCGGTGGCGTAGCGCCACTGTGTTTGGCAGCACTGCCAGGCGTGCCAGTGGGGCACGTTTTCGGGCCACAGCCACACCACTCCGGCAGGCTCTGCTGGCTGGCGTGGGCCTTCCAGGCGCAGGCCAAAGGCAGCCAGGGCGCTGGTGGTTTCATCGGGCTGGGGCTCTGGCTGCTGCTGTGCATGGGCTGGGGCGGTGATGAGCTGGCCCAGTGCATGCAGCCGGGCCAGCGCCTTCAGTTTTTTGCTTTGGCCTCGGGGGCGGCGGCTTTGCGTACTTCGAGCAGGTAGGTCTGGAAAACCACATCTTGCACGCCCAGCACGCCCAGCATGAGGTCGAAGTTTTCGGGGGTGAAGGGGGCGGGCTGGTTGGTTTGATCGTCGATCACAAGGGTCTGCCCCTCCCAGCCGGTGATGCGTTCCAGCAGGAATTCGCGCACGGTTTTGGGGTTGTTCTGGTTAGGGGCGAAGTGCTCATCCCACTCTTGGGCGCTCATGCGCTTGGCGGTGAGTTTGAACTTGAATTCGGCAAGCTTGGCGGCTGCATCGTTGATTTGTAGGGCAATTGACAGCGCGATGATCGCGCCGATTTTGAGGACTGAGGCCATGTTGTTTTTCCGGTTGCGGTGTGGGGGCTGGGTAGGCGGTGGGCGGCGGAGTGGCGGGCTGTCAGAGGGCGACGATGCGCAATTCGTCGTTGCCGGTGAGGGGGATGCCGCGCAGGTCAAAGCCCATGTGGATGCGGCCCTCGTAGTCAACGTGTTTGGGGTTGGTGCGCTGCACGTTGGGCAGGTGGACGATGATCTTGGCCCCGGCTGCGGTGCCGTGTTCGAGGCTGAGGCTGGTGAGGGTGTTGGCGTTCACGTCGGTGAACATGGTCACTTCTTGCGCGGCGGTCAGCTCCAGCTGCATGCTGCCGGTGACGGCGCGGTCGGTCACGTCAACAGACTGGCCGCCCAGCAGGGCCACCTTGGCCACGCTGTTGCCCAGGTCGATATTGAGGCCACGGCTGGGGTAAGTGGTGCCGCCGGAGATGGCACCGGCGCTGTAGGTGCTGCCCAGCTTGA